CATTGAAGCAGTTCATGGTATCCCAGTTATGTCTGGCATTTGAACGTGACCAGATAATCCTTTCCCCATATGACGACGTACTCCATAAGCAGCTTGTCGATTATGAAGTGGACCACATGACACAGTCCGGCCAGCCGGTCTATACATCAAAAAACGAACATTTCGTAGATGCGTTAGGCCTTGCTTACCTGGCATTCGTGCTGAAGTTCCCCACCCTAGCTAAAGCAATCAAGGAAGTGGAACACACTACAATAATCGAGTTCACGAACACGCAGCTTGGCGCAAACCGCGCCAACGCTGCCTTGAGAGAAATCTCTGCTCCGTGCAGTAACCCCTGGGGAAATGTTCCACGGCAAATAGGCAAAGCGCCTGGCGAACGTCGAGGAGACTACCAGAAGTGGGTCAAGATTCCAGTCAATGCTCCATCGAGAAGCAGTGGCAGCATCTGGGGCTCGCGTACAGGTTCCGGTTATTACGGACGCTCACTTTGGTAACTCCGGGTACTTCTCCCGCCCGAGTTATATAAATCATCCTTTCGATAGCGCCAGGTCTCCCTCCCCTGGTGCTATTCTTTTTACATCTCTTTCTACAGATTGAGAATTACAAACGGGAGTCAGCACTCCGTAGAATTCTCTACGGAATCTGGAGGGCGTAGAATTCAAACCATTATCAGCAACGCGTAGAATGCGAGGTGGAATCTGTTGGCTGATGAACATCGGAACGACCTTCTGTATAAACCGATACTGCAGGAAGAACGTAACTATCGTTCAGAAGGTGTTTTAGACAAAGACTTATTGGTTCCTACAGGGCCTGCTGCAGACCCGATGGAGGACCTTATCGAGCAATATGACGAAATCCTTCCGCTTGTTCATGACTTGCCAGAAGGTCTTTCCGGTCCGATTGAGGACCTGATTAAGAAGCTCAAGCTTCGGATGCAGATTATCCGTTATGAGAATCCGCCTCCTGGCGTTGTTGTTTATCCTCCGGGTGAAACAAATCCTTATGTTCCTGCAGACGGCGGCGAACCACAGTGGATTCCGCATAAAAAAGAATGGGACAAAACCACCGAAACAGAGCACAGAGAATACAATCCGAATCCGGACAACCCTTCTTTTACCCCTATTCATGATGGGCAAATCGACCACTTCCATGACCACGATAATCCACCTCATACTAGCGATAGCGGTAAGAAATGGGAACCGGAAAAAACCGGTAATGGCAGCGGCGGAGAAGCAAACATTGATCCATGGCAGCCGAAAGGCGGCGGCGATCTTCCTCCCGTTATCGGAGGCCCTGAAGAACCGCCTAAATGGATAGACCCAACTGTTGACATACCTAAGAAATATCACATAGGAACGGATATCACGGAAGAATTTCCGGTTGTCTCTGGTCTCCCTGCCATGTTTCCTGATCCGACAAATAAACCTATCACGGTCAAAGTACCGCGTTCGTTGGTTCAGATTGCGCAGGATTCTTACAAGAAAGACCAGATTGACTTGCAGTCTTACTATCTGCAGCAGCTTCAGTATGCACTACGTCAATATTTCCAGGCCATGATGATGATTATGACTCAGGTCGGCACAGGCGATATCAATATACTGACGCGCAAATACTATGGCGATGTTGTAGATATCCCAGATAGAAACCTGCAGCATCTTGGCGACGCGATTGAACGTTCACAAGTGCAGCGCAATCAGCGCACACGTCATTTCCGTAAAATCTGCTCCACCACTCAGACGCTTCAGCATATGCGTATGTGGCATGCGGCAGAAAAAGAGCGCGAGCGTTACTATGGCGAAGCCTATGGAGACAGCGCCAATTATCTGGATTCCGAATCCAACTCCATTCTCCGTAAATCGCGTGCGCAATATGACCAAAATTACAAGAATTCTCTTTATAACATGTATCGTTACTTGGATAGTTCGGTAGAAGTAACCAAAGATGTTTTGAATATGACGCTTCAGGAAGCACAAGCAAAAGGCAAACTTCTTAAAGAAGGCGTTAATGTATTTGCTCAGCCTGAAGTCGTTACAGAAATGCACAACGAAACGCAGTCCCAGGCTACCGATTCTACAGCTATTATACAGAATAACAACGGTGAAGGTTCTGGCAGTGGCAATGTATTCGACTCAGGAGAGTCCGGCAACGAAGCTGCAAATACAGATGGCTCTGCTGCAACATCCAGCTCCGGTTACAATTCTTCTGGCACTACGCAAGGACAGAACAATGAAACGACAGCCAACGAATCCGCAGGTGTAATAGGTGGTTGGAATGCTTCTGCTGATTACGATGGTACTTCCAATGAATCCAACGACCGTTGGAGTTGGGAGAACTGGGGTAAGGCAGGTTCCGGTACTGGAGGCGACGATTCCGGTATTAAAGCACCGAATGGCTACAATTACTCCAAGAACGATATCGATTATCTCAAGAGCCAAGGCCTTAGCGAACAGGAAGCTATCGAACAACTGTCGCAGAATTCGAAGTACAAAGGAAAAGATCGAGAACTCCGTTCCTGGGAAAAAGGCAGAGGGAAAGACGATTCTGGTATCACGGCTCCGAACGGACGCCATTATTCCAAGAACGATATCGACTATCTCAAGGCTCAGGGATATACAGAAGAACAGGCTATCGATCAGCTTTCCAAAGACGAACATTATGTGGTCAAAGACGGCGATTATCGTCGGAAGATCCACGACCAGGCTGCTATCAAGCTTGGCCTTATGGAAGACCCCAGCCTGTATTCCAAATACACTGCGCCTAATGGAAAGAAAATTACCCAAAACCACATCGATTATCTTGTATCTCAGGGCTACACGGAAGAACAGGCTGTTGCAGAACTTTGTGAGTTAGATATATACAAGGCAAAATCATCTGATAGCTAAAAGCTAGATACAAACAATTGACTGGGCGAGAGTATTCTGGAATTTGTCCATAATAACAAAAGGGAGAAATAGAACTTGGATTTATCAAAACTGATGTTTTGGAAACGTCATGATGTTCACGAAGCTCCCGGCGGCTCTACCACCTCCACTGGTGGTAACACAAGCTCACCGGGCGTGCAGATAAATCAGGGCAACGCAGACCAGTTTGTCATTAAGGCAATCGGTTTTCAGGGGGAGTCAGATAATCAGGACTTTGAGTCCTCCCCCATTGACCTGAAGATGATCAAAAATGCTGTAAACACTGAACCTTATATCGAGCGAGCTGTACTCACTTATTCACAGCTTCTCTTTAAAGCTGGTTACTCTATCGTATCCAACAATGATGATGCAGCTAGATATGTACGTCAGCGTCTGAACATGATGAGCTTTGCAACCGGAACACCAATCGACATCCTGTTTCAGCAGATTGGTCAGGACCTTGTTACGTTCTCCAATGCTTTCCTCATCAAGTCCCGTGTGGACAGTTCTCAGTTGGGCGGCATTCAAGCTCAAGGCGTATTTGATACAAATCCTGTGGGCGGCTACTTCCGCGTAGACCCCTCTACTATTCAGATAAAACGAGACAAGACTGGTGCTATCAAAAGCTATCAGCAACAGTCTGGTTCAAACACAAAAAAATTCAAGCCGACTGATGTTATCCATCTTTATGTGAACAAGTTTGGCGGCGATGCTTTTGGCACACCTATCATTCAGCCTGTGCTGGAAGACGTAAAGCTTCTGCGCAAAATTGAAGGCAATGTAACCCAGCTTATCTATCGTTTTGCCATGCCTTTGTATCAGATGAAGATTGGTCTTCCTCAGCCGGGAATGCAGGCCACGGAACGCGAAATCTCCGAAGCCAAGACTGCCGTAGAGCAGATGAACGCAGATGGCATCATGGTAACCAATGAGGCTACTGAGTTTAAGGCAATCGGCGCCGAGGGCACCGCACTTGACGCTTCCAAGTATCTGCAGTATTTCGAACAGCGTGTTATCACAGGCCTCAACATGTCCATGGCCATGATGGGACGCGGCGGCAATGCTTCCGATGCAGATTCCATGGAAGCACAGGTTCACAACATGGTGAAGTTCTATCAGCAGACTTTTGCCATCATGATTGAAAACTTCATGTTCAATGAACTTTTAATGGAGGGTGGCTTCTCCCCTGTCGGCGGCGAAGATGATGTTGTAAACTTCCGCTTCAAGGAAATCAATACGGAAACCCGCGTCAAAATGGATACCCATGCACTTAACCTGTACCAAGGCAATCTCATCACTCTGCAGGAAGCTCGTCAGATGCTCGGCATTGATTCTGATGATGTGGATACTTCTCAGATGTTTGCTAATGTTATCCAGCAGCCGAACGCTATGGAACTTGTAAATGCCAAGCTTGCCTCTACAGGGACGGGCGGAGGCGGCGGCGCTAATACTGGAACATCTGGCCCGTCCAAATCCGCTCCTTCCGGCGCAGCGAAAACAGCTTCTTCAACCATGCAGCCAAAGAATCAGCACGGAACGTCTTCTGCTTCGATCAAGGAATCACTTGATTTAAATGAGTCCTCGAATATGTCAAGAACAGAAGAACACGTAGAAGATTATCAAAAAAAATTCTCTGAAATCTACAAAAAGTATTCGTCAGCAAGTAATGATGTTTGTGAGCGCAATGAAAAACCCGACCTTATTCTGCCCTTGACGTTCCATTCGATTGGCAAGTCTTTGAAAGCTACGACCGCCGTGCAAATGGGATTGGGTGTAGAAAAGGCTATACGGGATTCAAAGGTTAAAGATTTTGCCAGCAAAAAACTTACTACTAAACTTTTGGACGACAAGATAGACAAAACGCTCAAAAAGATGTTTAAGGATATCCAAAGACGGTTAAAAGAAGCAAAAGATGATGTCGCCGCTAAGCGCGCAGCTTTTGATGCCGTAGAATATCGCTTGAGATTCCTTGCTGTCCAGATAGTAGATAAAGCTTATTGGTATGGCTACGTCAAAGCCTGCGGAGAGCTCAAAATAGACCAGGTCTACGTCAACTTCGGCAAGAGTGAAGACCGGGAAGATCATGATGCTGTTATCAATACACATGCATTTACTTTAGATGATATCCCCGCCTACAACTCATATTGCAGTTGCAAGATAGGGATACATAAAGGCAGGTGAAACTGAGAAATGGCATTGATGATTCATGAAGACTTCGTTGAAGGCGGTGACCTTCAATTTGAAGTCGAAAAAGGTGCAAAACCTACCAAGCTGAATATGACCGAGGCAGACAATCGTCTTGCTTCTACGATTGATCCGGATTCTTTGATGGTTGAAATCGAAGCAATGCACGCTGCCCCGCATCATACACGCAATTTCACGACTTATATGCCGAATTGCTTGAAAAGCTCCGTCAAGACATGGACTGAACCGTACGTCCGCCCGCTGATTCGTCATCATAACGAGAAGGACGGAAAGATTATTGGCCGTGTCATCGACGCCCGCTACAAGACTTCTGGTACATTCAGTGGGACACCGGCTCTTGAGCTTACTGTAAACGTTCCGGACAAAGAAGCCAAAGAAGAAGTGCAGAACGGAATCGCCCAAACCGTATCTATCGGTGTTATGGCCGACGATGTTCGTTGTTCTATCTGCGGCGCTCAGCTTTCCGATGGTGAATGGTGCGAACACGAACGTGGCCATCGCTATAAGAATGAACGAACCGGCGAGATGGAAGAATGCTGCTGGGAAATCCATTCTATGGAAGCAAAGGAACTTAGCTATGTGATTGTTCCCTCTGACATGTACGCGAAGAATGTCAAATTCTATCCGGCATCCAGCTCCCCCGACAAAGCAGTCAAAGAAAGCGCTGCAGACGGAGAGAGCTTGCAAATAAAAACTAATTCCAATAACGAAGGAGTAACAGAAATGGCAGACAAGCAGAAAGACTTGGAGGAGCAGCTTGCCAAGGCCCAGGAGAAGATTTCTGGACTGGAAAAAGAGTTGTCCGACATGAAGACCGCCAAGGAAGCCCTTGACCAGGATGTCAAAGAGGCTACCGAGGCAAAAGAAGCAGCCGACAAGAAAGTCGAGGCGCTGGAGAGCGAAAAAGCGGAACTCTCAACGAAAGTAGAAGAGCTGACCGCTGCAAAAGAAGCTCTGGATTCTGAAAAAGAAGAAAGCGCTAAGCTGCAGGAGAGCCTGGAATCCCAGCTTGCTGAAACAAAAGCATCCCTGAAGGCTTCTATGATTGAGAACCTGCAGACGCTTCGCAAACTCGGCGGCAAGAAAGAGCTCGATGTTGAAAAACTGAAAGCTCGTACGGAATCTTCTATTCAGGATTCCATTGATGATATCAAAGCTGAGATCGGCGATATCAAAGAGAGCGCTGAAACAGGCAAGAAAGACATTACGGAAGGCGCTGAAGAGAAGGTTTCCGATAAGGACCGCCTCCCCGCTCCGGGCTCCGTTGGTACTGAATCTCTCGCAAATGAAGACAAGACCAACGAAAATGTTAAAGAGAATTCTGCAGAAAGTAATATGAATCTTAGAGAAGGCCTCGCAGATGTTTTCAGTGGCATCGTTTCCGGCCGCGCTCTCTAATCCAAATTCGTAACTATTAAGGAGTGACATAACAAAATGGCATTACTTCCATCTGATATGACTTCGCAGCAGTTCCTGCAGCCGGGTGCTCGTGGCGAAATCTTCCGCAGTGATATTCCGGGTCATCGTAATGAAGGTGACCGTGTAAATCGTACTCAGAACCACATGAACGTTTCCGAGCACGACGTACCGAACGTAAAGTATGAGTTCGACTATCGTCTGCCGGTTCTGTTCCGCTATGGCTGGGCTTACGGGTTCAACCAGATCGTTATCCCGAAAGGGCGTATCGTAGCAGCTGATCCGCATATGGATCTCGTTGCTTTTGAGAGCCAGAAGAAGTTCAATACGCTGACGCTTGCAAACGGCGGTGTTCCGGTTCGCCTGCGTGGTGCTGAAGATAAGTATCCTGAGTTCAGCAACAAGACTACGGCTCTGGTTAGTGCTTCCGCTCAGGGCAAGAAAGCCGTTAACGAGGGTAAGGATTGGGTTCCTGTTGAAGGCTTTGATAAGGCATATAAAGACGTTTGCTATCGTCCGTTTGCTCAGGTAAGCGAAGACGGCAAAGGTGTGACCTTCACTTCTGCTGCTAAGCAGCTGACCGATGCTGGTTTTGAAATTGACGCGCAGCGTGGCTATGTAGCCAAAGATGGCGCTGAAGTTAAGAGTGTCCGTCCTGGCAACATTCCTCTGGGCATGCTGGAGCGTAATGAGTACACCCGTGACCAGGATGCATTCAATGGCATCATGCCTGGCCCGGTTCTGACCGATGCTATGGTTGAGTATCCTTGGTTCGCATTCAAGGATAAGGCCGAAGAGAATATGTGGGGTTCCGCATACGGCGGCTTGTTCCCTGGTGCTCTTGTTAAACCGGACGAGAACGGTCGTATCACGATTTCTCCGCTGTCCTTCCCGGATCAGGTTGCTACGATGAGCATTGCTGAGTATGAGGCTGAGCGTCAGCAGGTTATCGGCCAGATTTACGCTGTTAATCATGAGCTCGTTCCTGAAGGAGCCGCAAAATGGGCTACCTGGGCTTTGGAAGATCGTCTGAAGTTCGAGAACTGGAATCCGGCCGTATATGCGCAGAACAATCGTCGCGGCGAAGACGCAGTAAACAGCACGCCATATGCTTCCACGGGCAAATATCCTGGTTATCCGTATGACCACAACTACATGAACCATGACCTCCATATGCTTGCTTCTCAGGGCCGTGCAGATATCTATGATCCGCGCATGAATCCTGAATTCCGCTATGGTGATCTTGGCATTCCGGGTCTGACTGATGGTTACAATGCAGTGTCCAAGGAAATCGCTCCGTACCGTGTAGGTGTTGTTCGTTACGCTGGCGGCAAAGACTATGTTCCGATGTACTTCCGTACGGTTGATGTTGATATCGAGAAGAACACGCTGCAGATTGCAATCGGTGATGAAGCTTTTGCTCCGTGCACGGTTGGTGCTCTGCTTTGCAAGGGCGCATTCAAAGTTGATTATGCTAATGAGCTGCAGGGTATCGTTGTGATTTCCATTGCTGACAAAGCTAAGGCAGATGCTCTCCTGAAGGATAAAGCAGACGGCCTCGAAGTTAAGGTTCAGTACAAGAAACGCGGCGAGGCTGGCGTTCCGACGTTCATGGATTGGGACGGCGTTATTGGCAGCGTTCGCGTACTGCTTACGAAATAAGATGATTTCAGACGATGAATCGTGGGACTAACCCTCCCACTTTTCATTGAAATCAACGTCTACAAATCATTGACTACAAAAAGACGTAGACATTGCATATAATCCGAATGAATTTTTGTAAACAATAAGGAGGAGAGCAAAGCATATGGGAATTCATATGAATGAGACTCTGAATAAAATTGATCAGCTGCGCAAGCAGGCTCTTGCACAGGAAAAAGCTGTTAAGGAAGGCGTTTCTGGTGCAAAGGCTCCGGAAGTTGCTTCCAAAACTTTTGATATGATGGAACGTATGGTTCGTAACATCAATGGCGACTATAGCCATGGCCGTACAACCATCCGAGAAACGATTACTTCTACGGATACGGTTTCTCTGATTCCGAAAGTTATCGAAGGCCAGCTCCGTGAAGCTGCTGATCCTGAGCTGTTGGCTTCTAAGTTCATGAACACGATTCATGTCGAAGGCGGCAACAACAGTGCTGTATATGTCGTACCTATCATTGGCGAAATGGTAGCACAGGAAGTAAGCGAAGACGGACGGTATCCGGAAAGCTCCCTCGATCAGGGTACGATCGAAGAGCGTAAGCTCGAGGTTC